TTCAATTGCATTTAATGTTGTCGGAAATGCGTCCCGCAGTCTACAAGAATATACTACCTCATATTCAGATAAATTGGCTCGGTTAGGTGCAAGTTGTCTTATTGTTACATCTCTAACATAATCTTTTTTAAATCCTATTTCGGGCGACACAGTAGAAGTCGTATTAACACAACGTCTTTGCCAAGCTTCAAAAAATAATTTAGTTGTATAGTCGTTGGTCACATGAAAAGACAGATTTATATCACCGACAGCAAAGCCGTATGCAACTTTTTCAGTAAACATACCAATATTTTTATCAACAGTCATAATTTGTCTGCCTGGTAATTGAACACTTTTAGACATAAAATTTAAAGTTTCTGAAGTAATTCTATTATCAATCCCAATTGTAGGTATTTCTACAGTGTATAGATTGGTTTTAGCCAATCCACTACCTAGTCTACTTTTAAAAGCGTCTATTGAATATGCTTGCATTTAACCTATCATCTTTCTTGATATTTTATGGACTGCACTTTGGCTCATTTTTTGGAAATCTGCTGTAGGTAAGAATGTAGCAATTTCCCATTCAGGTGGTGGCACATAGGCAAATCTACTTTTTACCTGCTTTGCTAAGTATCGTTTAAAGCAAGGTTTAAAATATTTGTACTTTTGTACACCATTCAAAAGATCATACTTTAGTTTGAATTTTGTAGTTTCATCATATTTCTTATTATTTGTAACTTCCATTAAAGAGTCTAGAAATTTAGCTCGTAGTGTCATAGGCAAATAATGTAAATTGAGGCCAGTAAATCCACCCTCTACCTTACCTACAATAATAGTCAAAGGAAAGCTATCATAATATGGCAGAGTTTCTCGGTGCTTTGGTTGATAAGAATACATGTACATGCTGCCTATAGCAGAGCGTTGCCTAAATTCTATAGGTTCTTCTTTCATTAGTTTCTGTCGATTTACGTTTCTTAAACTTGCAGCCTTTTCTCTGAACCATTTCATAGATTCTTTTGATCGTGGAGTTATACCCGCACGAAACGCCTGCATTTCTAAATTTTGAAATAGATTAGCCATATATTACTTCCAAGTTGATTATTGTTATTTATATGAATTTAAAGACGTTTTAACTTTTTCAACTTAGGAAGTGGCTTGAGTTGCTTAGGCATAATTCCCATCTTTTGCAGAGTGTGTTCTGTCCATATCTGAAATGTCCAACCACGATCTTTTGCAAAACTTTCGGCAGCTTTCCATTTATTCATATTCTTAACATATGATAAACCCTCATTGATATATCTTTTTGTTTTTTTGCCTGGGTTCTTTGGAGGTCTTGTTTGGGAGTCTGGTTTTATTTCTATGAGATAAATTTTATCATTCATCTTTAACTTTAAGTCCATAAAATATCTATGGTATTTCCTATCAACATCATAGAAATAAGGTATTACAACTTCCTCAGATGACCACTCTTGTATCTCAGATGAATTATCACACCAAGCGAAACAATACCTTTCCCAACCAGAACGATATACTACATTATCTGGATTACCTTTGTACTTTTTACGATTTTTAATTTTATATTTGCCCTGATGTGTTCTCATGATAATCCATATTTTCTTATAAATAACGATATAGTAACATTATTTATTCGGATAATAACATGCCAAAATTAAGATTTCCTCTAGACGATCAAGACCAATATCCTGCGACTATTAAGTTTCAGGTGTATGTCACCGATCCTCCAAAGATTGAATTTGTAAAAACGAGCGCAAAAAATAATTCGTATTCTTCTTCAGATACTGCCCAAATTACAAGTGGCTTTGCTGGCGCTAACCAAGATAGATTTTCTCAGAGTTCTCATAATAAAAATACAGCATTGCGTCAAGCAACAGACACAGCGCGGGCTGCAGCCAAAAATCTTAAATCAGTGAAACAATCAAGACCTCGTTCGACTCCAAATACTGTCACCCTGTATATGCCTCAAGCAGTGCAGATTAATGACGGTGTTGCATACGAAGGTGCAGAATTGGGTGTTTTCGGCGCTGGAATGGAGGCTGGTTTAAAAGCAGGGACTGATGGTATAGCAAATGCTATTGCTGACGGTATTGGTTCAGGAATATCAGATTTAAGTAAATTAATAACTGGGTCTGCCAATCAACAAAGCGCAAGAATTATTGCCGCAAGATTTGCCCCAGGAGCTGCTGTAGGTGGAGCTGTAAGATCAGCATTTCAAACCACACCTAATCCTAATGCAAGAATATTATTTAAATCTGTAAACATTAGAGAATTTAGTTTTACATTTAAGTTAATTCCAAAATCCATCGAAGAGTCTAATGAAATTACCAGAATTATAAAATTCTTCAGAACAGAGTTATATCCAGAAGCTATAAAAGAAGGTGGCATAAACGTAGCATATAAATTTCCAAACAAAATGAAAGTAATACTGTTATATAACGGTATTGAATATAAAGAAAAAGCCTTAAGCTTTGAATTTATGTATCTAAAAGCGTTTAATGCCGTCTACAATCCTACACAATCATCATTTTTTAGGGGAGGTAGATTTTCGGAAGTAGATATTAGTTTAACTATGGCAGAAGATAGAACTCTTGATAAATCTGATGTTGATGAAGAAATTGAATTTTCTGGAGGAAGTAACTAATGTCGTATTTCTCAAGCTTTCCTATAGAAGCATATAATTTTGGAAACGAAGTTGATACTACCTTCATTCAAAATATATCGGCGTATGCAGATGTTTTTAATACAATGAAAAATGACGTATCGTTTTATGAACAATATGAAATATTAGATAACGAAAGACCTGATATTTTGTCACATAAGTTATATGGCACAACAGAATATTATTGGACGTTTTTTCTTATGAATGATAGTCTAAAGACTGTTGGTTGGCCAGTCACATATAACGATCTAGTTTCTTTTGTAAAGAAAAAATATCCTAATACAAATTTGGTAACACAGACACAATTTTTCGATAAGTTTGCGATAGGAGAAACTATTGTAGGTCAAACATCAGCATCTTCTGCGGTAGTCACTGGTAGAGATGTAAATCTTGGACACATTATTGTAAAAGGAACACCAAGTTTTCAAGCAGGGGAAACAATTCAAAAGCAAGGTGATTCAACTAAGACTATTGTTTTAAAATCATCTTCTTTGGAATATCTTGCAAGTCGTTATCATAATGCTGTAGATAGTGACAATCTTGTTTATAGAATAGATATTGATCCTACGGTTGACGTACCAGCACTTGTAACTCCAGTAACTCATATAAAACACTATGAAAATGTTAATAATGAGAACAAGCGAATAAGAGTCATAACATCTGATAATATTTTAACTGTCGTATCAGAATTTAGTCGTGCATTAAAAGAGATTATCTAATATGCCAAACATTGACAATCGACCCAAGGAAGCCACTGATTTCAGGATACTGGAAGTATTAGTTGATGGCGAAAGGTTTTCTGAAGCTTTTAACCTTAGAAATATGATAAATGAAATTAACATTTATGAACATATAGATAAACCATTTCTAACAGCAACTATGATATTTACAGATAATGAATCATTATATACTAGAATTGGGTTTCTAGGAACCGAAAGAATAAAAATAAAAATTGCAGTTGATGATCTTCAAGATCCTGATTTTTGTATAGAAAAGCATTTTGTTGTTTCTGAGGTTCAAGCTTCTGCAAAGGCAAATGATACAAATGAAGTGATTATTCTTCATTTGATAGAAGTGTCTGGTTACATTTCTAAATTGACACGGGTCTCAAAATCTTTTGATGGTACTCCTGTTGATATTATAAAGAAAATTATGAATACATATCTGTCTACAGCCACTGGAACTGGTGATCCTTTAGAATTAAAAATATTAGGTAAAGCTAACGAAGCTGATCATAAAATGAGGGTCATTATTCCTAACATGACTCCTATGAAAGCAATGAACTGGATAAAAAAGAGCGCAAGTACTATAGATGGTATGCCATATTTTCTATTTTCTTGTATAGCTGACGATAAATTGAGGTTTATTGATTTAGAGACAATACTATCCGGCAATGTTTTAAATCGTGAAAGACCTTACTTATATTCTGCGTCAGGAACCCAAGGCGATATCACGGATTTGATAGGAAATTCTTATATAATTTCTAACATCACACATGCAGGTAAAGAAAATCAAATAGAATTGGCTATCAAAGGTATGGTTTCTTCAACTTATAATTTCCTTGATCATACCACAGGATCTTTCCAATCTCAAAAATTAAATATAAATGATATGTTTCAAAGCTTAAAGGATAAAGGCGTATTTAAAGCAGGACAGGCTGAAGAAATATTAGATAATACTACTCTTATAGGTAATATAGAAAATTCCACTATGTTAGAATATGACACTAAATCTATTACACAAATTGCAACAACAGGTCTATATAATAATGCAGTCTCAAATTACCATGATGCACCAGACATATCAAGTCATATGAATAAAGCAAAATCATTATCTATGCGACACTTCTTACATAAATCTTCAATAAATATAACAGTCCCAGGCAGAAACTTTATCAATGATAAAAAAAATGTGAGTATAGGAAATATTATAAATTTGAAAATATTGTTGAATCTTGGCGATAATATTAAAAAAGATAATAAAAGAAGTGGCGAACATATGGTCTATGCAGTACGACACCACTTTTCTGGTAAAGCATATCATGCAATAGTATCTTGCACAAAACTAATGAATGAGGAGGAACCAACATAATGTCTTTAGATTATTACGGTGACGCTTTTCGTTGGTTTGTTGGAGTTGTTGAAAATGCTCAGGGCGATCCTTTAAAACTTGGTAGAGTGCAAGTTAGAATAAGAGGAGTACACACCGAAAACACGAATGATATTCCTATGAAAGATTTACCTTGGGCACAAGCAATTGTTCCTTCTACTGAAGCCGGAGTATCTGGTGAAGGTAAAATGCCTAAAATTCATCATGGAGCACAAGTTGTTGGGTTCTTTGCTGACGGCGAAAACTCTCAGGTGCCTATCATAATAGGATCATTACATAGACTGGAATCTGGTGCAAATATAGATGATCAAACTGCAAGTCAATCATCAAATGCAAACATATCTGATATATCATCTAATGCTGATATATTGGGCAATAGTAATGGTGAAAAAATATTCAAGTTCTATCAGCAGCAAGGATTTTCAAGCCAACAAGCAGCAGCGTTTGTCGGGAATTTTGCGATTGAATCTGGATTAGAACCAGACATTCCTGATGGAAAAAATGCATATCAACAGGGCCCTGCGAATAGCAGTGATTCTTTAGTAGAATTTATTAA